TTATCCTCAACCTTTTCAAATCAGAGGATTTTCACCGCAGAAAAAGAGAGGGGACACAGTTCAGAAAAGGCAATACACCTCCAAACAAAGGCAAAAAGTGGAGTGAGTACATGAGTAAAGAGATGCAGGAGAATAGCAGAAAAACAACTTTTAAGAAAGGACGTACTCCGAAAAACCACAAACCAGTAGGTTATCAGAGAATAACAGTTGACGGATATATTGAAGTTAAGACACAAGAGCCTAATGTTTTCAAGCTCAAACATAGACTAATCTGGGAGGAGCACAACGGACCAATCCCCAAAGGGTATAACATCCAGTTCCGAGACAGAAACCCTCTTAACTGCACGATTGAAAACCTATACATGATTAGCAGGAGTGAGCAGATGAGCGAGAATACAATCATGCGTTACCCTGAGAGCCTCAGAACAGCGATAAAAAGAGTATCAAAAATTGAAAAACTAATTAGACAGCAATGAGAAACATAACGATTGACGATTTGAATATGCACCTCTTTGAAACAATAGAGATGCTTAAAAACAACAAGGATAAAAAAGCCTCCGAGAATGAGAAGATAGACATTGACACCGCTAAGGTCATATCCGATTTATCAAAAAATGTTGTTGAGGGGTTCAAGGTAAAAGCACAAGTGCTGAACATCCTGAGCAAAGCTGACAATCCTAATGCAACAGAGCAGTTTTGTCAACTAATAGGGTTAGGAGGGAAAGAACCAGGTCAGTTAAATCAATAACCCTGAAGCGATGAGGAGCAACACAATGGAAAATAACATATTATATACTGCGAAGCGAGCTGATAACGGAGAATGGATCACCGGCTCATCACTTGTCATTTTCCCCGATAAGTACACGATGATGGGCGTATGTGAGAAGCCGGCTAATGGAGTTGGAAGTATTACCTGGAGAGAAGTGATCAGTGAAACAATTTGCCGGTTCTCCGGGGAGAGAGATGTAGAGAACAACAACATTCATGAGAATCACATCATTGAATTTGAATACGAAGTTGAGTTTGAGCCGGAGTTGCGATGCAAATGCGTAGGAGCAGTTGTGTTTGAAAATGGCTGCTTCGTTGTTAAGGAGCCTGGCTCAAACTATGAGTGTGAAAGACCAGCTCTGTTAAGAGATTGGTTGGAAGACGAAGAGTGTAGAATTCTTGGAAATTTATTTGACAATTCAGAATTATGGAAAAGGTAAAATCACAGAATCAGATTATTGCTGATTACCTCAAGGCAGGCAACAGCATTGACAGCTCACTTGCTTACCGAATCTGCGGAACAATGAATTTAGCTCAGAGGATATATGACCTCAAGCGCCCACCATTCAACCTAGACATTGACACGAAGATGGTTCGCAAGGGATCTGCAGGCTATGCTGTGTACTCTCTTAATGCTGCATCCTCTTTAAGAAAAATAGTGCAAAAGGCTTATTCAGTAGCAGGGTTATGGTAAGCTATAGGGAGAGTGAGATACAACAGGCTTGTATCAGATGGTTTAGGTATCAATATCCTCAGTATGCTTATATGCTAATTGCCATTCCTAATGCGGCACGAAGGACCAGGAAAGTGGTTAATACTTCAGCCGGATCTAGAGTTGTCTGTGTTGGTGGTAAGAGGGCAAAGGACGAGGGGATGGTTGCCGGAGCAGCTGATGCAATCCTGTTACTAAGCAGAGGAGACTCCGGGTGTCTGTGTATTGAGTTTAAGACTGAGACCGGTCGGCAATCGCAGGAGCAGAAGCGATGGCAGGAGGCAGCTATTAAGGCTGGTAATAGATACTCAGTCATAAGAGGGATTGAGGAGTTTATAGAAGTTATTAACGAATATATGAAGCCAATATGACGAAACAAGAAATCAGACAGATAGTCTATAACAAATATAACGGCAAGTGTGCGTATTGCGGGAGCGAATTACCTGCTAAGTGGCATATTGATCATATAGAACCAGCTGTTAGGAATAGTAAGTATGATAGTAAGAATCTCCGCTATGTTGCTGATGGTACTTGTCGTGGTCAAGGGAGCGATGTGTTAAGTAATTATAATCCCGCCTGTCCTAGTTGTAACATACAGAAGAATTCATTTACTATTGAACAGTTCCGTCAGAACATTATGGGGTTCCTTAACTCACTCAATCAATACAGTACGCAATATAAGTTTGCAAAGAGATATGGATTAATTAGAGAACTTGAGACAGATGTAATATTTTATTTTGAAAAACAACTATGAAACCTAAATCACTTACCAGGCCGTGGAGCAGGCCTCGCGAAATTCGCACAAAGATGGAAGATAGGAAAGTATCTGATGAGAGATATCACTCTCGCAGGTGGACAAAGGAATCTGCAGCATTCAAAGCCTCTCATCCGCTCTGTGCCGAATGTGAGAGGAAAGGAAGGATCTCCCCGGCAGAAGTTACAGACCACATCATCCCTGTTGGCTTTCACGATTTCTGGGACCAGAGCAACTGGCAGGCACTATGTCGTAAGTGTAACATTATCAAGGGGAACAGGGATAAGCGAGAATATTTTATGGGGAGGGGGGTGTAAATCTCTAGGGCTAAATGCCTGGAGACCACACCCCAAAAAGATCGTAAGAAATGGCAAAATTCAGAAGATTTAGACAAGCATTGAAATACAATTAGTTACATGGGTAGTAGTAGGAAGGGAATAGCAGGCAGAAAACCGCTGCCTGATGAGGTTAAGGATTTGAGAGGAACGCTTGAAAAAAGGCGTTCAAGGGGGGCCACTCCGGGCCTCCCGCTCACAAAAATTACACAGATCACTTCAACTAGAGGGATAAGGATCTTAAAAACAAAGAGAGCGAAGGAAATCTTCAAGCAGAAGTGTAATCAACTGTTGCATCTTAAGATATTGACAGAGTTGGATCTTGAGAACCTGGCAATATACTCGCACAATCTTGATAAGATATTCACTCTTATTGATGAGTTGTCAAAAGAAGAGGATATCATTACTCTATACAAGGTTATCTATCGGAAGAATGGAGATATTGACAAGGTTCCGCTCAAATCAATTACTAATCCTAAGTGGAAATTATACTTTGCTCTTGTTGAATCAAATAACAAGATATCAGGGGAGTTTGGGTTCTCGCCTGTCGCGCGAATGAAGTTCGCATTGCCGGCTGAAGAAAAGCCCTCTGATCCGTTTGAAGAAATTAAGAACGCAATGCTGGGAAAGTAAGAGGAATGTATGATAAGTGCAGAGGGCTATAAGCAGAGGGTTGAGGGATATGTTGAAAAAGTGGTAACCGGTTCCAGGTGCGCGGGTCGCTATGAGATACTTGCTGTTGAGAGGTATCTCTCAGATATCAATAAAACTCGTAGTGGATGGGATTATCATTTTGACGAAAAATCAGCTTTGCAAGCACTTCTGTTCTTCAATTTACTGAAACATTTTGAAGGGGAGTGGGCAGGTAAGGACTTGGATCTAGAGGGGTGGCAGGCGTTTATTATCTGGAACATCTTTGGTTGGAAAAAGCGCAATGGCAAGAGGCGATTCACCTACGCCGATATACTAGTCGCAAGAAAAAACGGCAAAACAACCCTCGCTGCAGGGATAGGTTTATATATGCTCACCCTTGATGGAGAGAGAGGGGCTCAGGTGTTTTCTGCAGCTGTTGACAAGGCTCAGGCCGGGATATGCTGGAGCGCAGCGCGAGAGATGAGCAAGATTTCTAAGCATCTCAAGAAATTACTCAAGCATTATCACTCCTCAATCGTTGTTGAGGCGATGGTTTCCTCGTTTAAACCGCTCTCTAAGGAGACAAAAAACAAGGATGGTCTCAATCCTCATTGCGCAATATGTGATGAGAGGCACGCCTGGAAGACTAACGAGGTGTACGATGTTATCAAATCGGGTATGGGAGCTCGCTCTCAACCGCTCATTTTGTCAATTTCAACCGCAGGATTTGATATGGATGCCCCATATTTTAAGGACATGAAGGTCCTGTATGAGATTCTGGAGGGGTCTAAGAGTAGGGATAATCAATTCATAATGATCTATCAGCCCGATAAAGGCGATGATTGGAAAGATCCTAGGACCTGGGAGAAGGCAAATCCAAATTACGGTGTCTCTGTTTCTGAAGATTATTTCAAAGGGGAGTTGGAAGATGCGATCAACAAAGGCAGCACTACAGAGGTTAACTTCAGGACTAAGAATCTCAACTTATGGGTGGATGCTCCGGACGTGTGGATTCCGGATGAGATAGTCGCAGAAAACAATTATGACATTGACGATAATTCTCTTATCGGTGAGGAGTGTTATGCCGGGCTTGACCTTGCATCTCACGTTGATATTAATGCTCTTGCATTGTACTTCCCTAAGTTACCCGGCAAGCCATTCAAGTTTCTCTTCTTTGTTCCTGAGAGTAAAATTAAGGAAAACGAAGACAGAGCAGACTACCGGGAGTGGAGGGAGCAGGGCTGGTTAATCGTCACTCCAGGGGATATGATTGATGTTGAACTAATGGTGTCTACAATGCTCAAGGAGCTTAAGAAGTATAATATCAAGAATCTATCATTTGACCCGTATAAGGCATATCACGGAGTGATTCAGGGCCTCCAAAATGGCGGCTTGAGCGAGGTGTTGGATGAGTATAATCAGCGTATTCAGAACATGTCTGAGCCCGCTAAAGAGATTCAGCGAATGATACTTGCAAGAGAAACAAACTTACTTCACAACCCTGTCATTAGATGGATGTTCAGGAATGTTGTAATGTATCAAGATCCTAATGAGAACATTCGGCCAGACAAACGAAAATCCTCTGGGAAAATTGACGGAGTCGTCTCTATGATCAATGCAATAGGAGGCTATTTATCAATTTTAGCCGAGGAAAATTCTAAGCAAGTCTATACACAACACACACTGAGAGTTATCCCCATTTAAATAGCGTAACTGGTCCTGTAACTAGTCCTGTAAGTCGTTCACTTATTCTAATCTACGGTTCATTCTCTTCCGACCTTTGTAATGAAATATTAGAAAAATGGGCATTAAATCCTGGTTGAGTGGAATTATTAAGGAAGGGGTTCGTGAAGTAACTGTAGAACCACGTTCTGAATATATGGGACGAAGCAATTTCGGTTCCGATATTGATTTTGGCTTCCAGATTAACAACAAAACAGCCCTGAAATTCACCGCTGCCTATGCTGCAATAAGAGTTCGGTCGGAAAACATGGCATCACTACCTAAGTCTGTGAAACAGAAAACAGATGTAGGTTATGTTGATGCAACTCATCCGGTTTCTAGATTGCTATCTATAGCTCCTAATTCATACACGAATATTTTTGACTTCTGGAATTGTATGTTCTCCGCCTTGGATGGCTGGGGTAATGCCTATGCTGTTATTACAAGGGATAGTTCCGGCTTGCCTATCTCTCTTGAGCAAGTGCACCCATCCTGCGTGGATATTGTGCTCACAAAAAACGGTTCAAAGTTTTTCAAAATTAATGGTTCAGGCCGTCTTGACGGAATCTATTCAAACGAACAGATGATCCACCTGATGGTCCTTTCATTTGACGGAATTAAGGGCGTTAATCCTATTGAATACAACTACTTATCTTTTTCTAAGGCAATTGCAGCACAGAAGTTCGGAGCAGAATTCTACAAGAAGGGAGGCAATATCAAAGGCGTTCTTGAGACAGAGCAGAATCTAGGAGATGAAGCATATAAGAGCTTCATTAATCACTTCAAGGAGTCCGGAAACTTCGGCACTCCCCTACTTGAGTACGGCATTAAGTACAAGCAGATAGGCGTTAATCCTATTTCAGCGGCCCTGCTTTCAACAGAACAATTTTCCGTGCAGGATATTGCGAGGATCTACAACGTTCCGCCGCACATGATTGGGGACCTGTCTCACGCAACTTTCAGCAACATTGAGCAACAGACAATACAATTTGCGCAATTCGCACTCCGGCCAACTGTGAAGCGCGTGGAAGTTGAACTGGAAAATAAGCTCTTCTTTGAATCAGAGCGTGGTGTATATGCGGTTAAGTTCAACCTGAATGGCTTGATGCGCGGCGATATGACAGCAAGGGGTGAGTGGTATGCAAAGATGATTCAGAATGGAGTATATAGCAGGAATGAAGTACGTGTAATGGAGGGCGAATCAATGAAGGATGGCCTTGATGATATGCTCTATCCTGCTAATATGAATATAGTTGGAAAAGAAATAGAATAATTATGAGCACAACTAGAAAGTTCGCACAGGCATCTATCCGCAAGGTTTCGGGTGATGTAGAAACAACAAGATACATTGAGTTTGTCGCATCCGATAACTCAAGAGATTCTTACAAAACGGTCCTGCCGGTTGATAAGTGGGACCTTGACCGTTTCAACAAGAACGGTGTAATAGGCTATCAGCACGCTCTATACTACTCAACTAATCCAGATATGGTAATTGGTTCCGGAAGAGCTTTTGTTGAGGATGATCAGCTAATCATAGGAGTGACCTTTGAGCCGGCTGATCTCAATCCTGTTGCAGAAAAGTTGTTCAGGAAGGTACTACACGGAACAATTAAGGCCGTTTCAGTAGGATTTAACCCGGTTGGAGAGGGAGCCTGGGGAGTTGGAGACGAAGCTGCAGGCAAGGAAAATCAAACCTATTATTTTGGAGGTCAAGAACTGCTAGAGGTCTCAATCGTGCACATTCCGGCTAACAAGAATGCTGTTAAGAGAGCGATGGAGGTCCTGCTTGATGATGAGGATGGTGGAGCATCCGGAAGATCTTCAACTACAGAAGATGAGACAAGACAATTAGATCTTAGCATTGTTGATGCGGAGAGAAATATAGCTATAACTGAAGGGGAACAAACTCAGTTTTTTGATTCAATTAATTACTAACAAACAAATCATGCGTAAAAATTCGGAAATTAAAAACGACATTGCTACTCGTCTTGCTGAAGCTAAGAACGAGGGGCTTGACGCACAAGCGAGAGCGGCAGCTGTTGTGAAGCTCAACGAGCTGAATCAGGAGCTGAGAGATGCTCTCATTGTGGAAGTTGCTGAAAGAGCCGCTGCGCAAAATTCATTCTCTCACAAAGAGACTGAAGAGGTGCAGAGGTTTTCATTTGCAAAGTTTCTCCGCGAGGCATCAGATCCTTCTGCAGGCTTAACAGGCCTGGAGGCTGAGATGTCGCAGGAGGCGGTCCGCGAAGCCAAATTATCTGGCATCGTATTAAATGGTAGGGGAATCCCTTACATTGTCCTTGCAGCTAAGAGAGCCGCAACTGGGCAAAATGTGACAACTGCAAACGATGGGGGCAACCTCGTTAATCGTGAGCCTGTTGTCTACCTAGAGGCCTTAAGAGCTGCCTTGGTGATGGCTCAGATGGGTGTAACTCAACTTACCGGTTTGGTAGGGAATGTGCCGTTTGCGAAGGGCACATCTCTCAGTGCGAGCTGGGCAGGTGAAACTGATGAAGTTACTGCAGGCAAGAAGACAATTACGAAGACAGAGATGTCTCCAAAACGTCTTGTTATCACTACAGCTTACTCTCGTCAGCTACTTGAGCAAACATCAGGAGATGTTGACAGACTGATTATGATGGATATGGTAGCGGCTCACGCTGCTGCTCTTGAGAAAGCAGCTATCCAGGGCGGTGGTTCTAACGAACCTACCGGTATTCTTGCTACATCCGGCATCGGTTCAGTTGTAATTGGAGCAGGTGGTGGAGCAATTAGCTGGGCTAAACTTGTAGAGCTTGAGACTAAGGTTTCAGTTGCTAACGCGGCTCTCGGGAATCTCGGTTATCTGACAAACTCAAAAGTAATGGGTGCGCTCAAAACTATTGAGAGAGCTTCAGGTACAGCTCGTTTCTTGTATGAGAACGGTGAGGCAAACGGCTATAAGGTAGCTGTAACTAATAACGTTCCTGCTAATCTGACTAAGGTTAACGGCGAAACTACTGTAGAGAATCTGTCTGCAATGATCTTCGGAAACTTCGCAGATCTGGTGCTTGGACAGTGGGGTGGTTTGGATATCATCGTAGATCCTTATTCCCTGAAGAAGAAGGGTGAAATTGAGACAACTGTGAACGCATTCCACGATGTTTATGTTCGCAGGGCTGAATCTTTTGCAGCGGTGAAAGATCTCACTACTTAATATTGAAGGAGATGAAAGTTAAGATTCTTCAACCGATTAAGGGATTAGCACACTTTGAAGGGGAGGTTATCAACCTCCCTGACAAGGTTGCAAAAGAGCTCCTAGAGCTGCAAAAAGTAGAGGCTATAGCAAAACCTGACAAAAAGTAAGCTATGATTACTGAGAGAGAATATACAACAGAAGCAACAGAGATTCAATCCGGCTTACTAACCGGTCTGAAACAACATCTGCGGATCACATCCAGCGATTTTGACAGCTCACTAGAGTTGGATCTTTCGGCAGCTATTGAGATAGCTGAAAAGGAATGTGGTTGTATATTTCTCCCTTCTGTAATTACGCTGAAAGCTAAGTCAGTTATTGATACTGCAGGTTATTATCCGGCGTTTGAATGCACTTCATTGAAGATTGATGGAGTGGGGAAAGAGAGTAGTGATGTAGAGATATCAGGGGGAAGGGTATCTGTGCAGGCGGATGAGGGGCAAGCAATTGAAGTTGTATTTGAAGCCGGATATTTAACATTCCCAGCAGCTGTTAAGGCAGCGGTATTCCTTATTGCAGCCGTATTATTTAACAATCCTGCCGATAAGGTAGAAGTATTGCCCAAAGCATCAACAAATCTATTAAAATCATTCAGAAGATGGCAGAGCTAGAATATATCAATCAAGGTGAGTTTACTCAGAAGATAAAGCTCCAGGAAGGTATCATAACAAAAGATTCTAAATCCAGCTCTGTGAGAACATTCATAACTAAGTACGATGCTTATGCTAAGGTAACAGAGACTAATACTCCTGAAGCAATCAGCAATGAGGCTTTACGAGGTAAAAATCTAATAAGTGTGATTACCTATTCAGCGCCGGTAACTAACCGCTGGCGGATAATTTGGGCGGAAAACACTTACGACGTTATGACCGTAACGCCAATTTATCGCACTCCATTTATAAAGATTGAGGCAGTAAAATTATAAGATGGCAACAAAGACAACAGGAACAGCTTATGTTAAACTTGAGGGCGTTAATGATGCACTTAAGACACTGAAGGACTACCCTAATAAGATCAATTCTGTTGTCAAGAAGTCCCTTAAAGTTGCCGTTACTCCTACTATACAATCTATGAAATCATTTGCTCACCCTAAGTTTCGTAAGATTGTTAAATACAAGCTAATGAGCGGAAGATCTCCGGCGATTAAATTTGGATTTTTTGGAACAAAGGGTGAAACACCGGCAGGTGGAAATGTTCCTGTATGGTTTAAAGCCTACTGGAAAAACTACGGTACTCTGGATAGTAGATTCTCCGGACACACTTTTGAGCGTAAGAGAAAACAAGCGACAAAGAAATGGAGGGGAGGAATTATGCCTGTATTGTTTTTTGAGAGGTCTGTAGTAGGCAAGGAACAAGAGATTTATTCACGATTTGAGAACGCTTTAATAAGCGAAGTAAAAAAACTAGAGGATGGCAAGTGAGATGATTATAGGAGAGAGAATCACTACAGCATTAGAGAATATAGTTGATCTATATCTTGATGTTGCAGAAACAGACACTACGCCTTATGCAGTCTATTCATTGGAGTTTGAGACAGTTACTACTAAGGATGGACCTTATAAATATGTAGTAAGTGTTGACTTTGCAGTAGTTGCATCTAGCGCTGCAGAGAGAGATAGCTTACATGCAGCTTGCCATGCAGGGATAATGGGCCTTCAATCTTTAGATGTTAGAGTTCAGCATAGCGGAACTCAGCCCATTTCGGATGGGAATATTGAATTTGCTTCGGCTTCAAAATATGTAATAACACAACTAATCATAAATAATTAATCATTATGGCAAACACAACAGTATTCGGTTATAACGTTTTGCTCAAGATAGGCGCAAAAACTATTGTGGGCACTACATCAAACTCTCTGGACATCAATAAAAAGATAAAGGAGAGCATTACTAAAGACGATCAGGGACAAACAAGGGCTAAGGCAGTAGGCAATGAGATTTCTCTTTCAGTTGAGAACTTAGCGACAATTGTTGATGTCGCTGATGCTGCTACTAAACTAGGTAGAGATGAAGTAATCGCTCTTGCTCTTGCAAACGACCCGGTAACAATCACCTACTCAATGGCAGGCGCTGATGCCTATACCGGAAGTGCTCTCATTACAAGTTATTCAGAGAAATCAGGAGCTGAGGATGAGGCAACAGTTTCGCTTAACTTGAGAGTAATTGGAGCATTCACAATCGTAGCAGGCTAATCATGAAAAACAAGGTAGAAATATCTGGTAGAACATTCCGGGTTGAATTCAACTGGAATGCAATGGCGGATTACTGCGACTTATCTGGAATAAGCGACTTAAGCAGATTAGATAACCTGGGAGTCATCTCTGCTCATGAGATGCGTACTTTCATCTTCTGCGCAATTAAAGAGGGTGAACGAATGGATGGCCGACAGCTTGAACTCTCCCCGGTAGATCTTGGAGCTTTGCTTAGGCCGGATGACATTGGAAAAATCATGAGTATATATAGCTCTCAGACTACAAGCGGAATTAATCACGTCAATAATAATCAGGGGGACGAAACAAAAAAAAAGAGACGCTTTTCCTTTATGAAATAAAAGGCTTAGCCCTAGGGCAGATGGGAATGAGTGAGAGTGAGTTTGGCGAAATGCACCTAGGGACTTTTTTTTTAAAACTACATTATTTCTTTAAGGCAATAGAGGTTAAACGAAGAGAGACAGCAGAATTAATAAGAACACAAACGTTATACCTAATCAACATCCAACTCACCCCATCCGACCGAATAAAAGACCCAAGATCATTCTGGCCGTTCCAGTGGGATGAAGCTAGCACAGATCTACCAGTTGTGAATTCTGCAGAGGAGCAGGCGGAAAGAATTCAGAAACTAATAAAACTACACGAAAAGGCACATGGCTAAGGGATTGAACTTAAAAGCAGTATTTGGCGCAGATACTAGTGAGGTAAAGAAAGGAGCGAAAGAGGCCCAGGCTGCGATTAATGAATTTGAGCAAAAAGCCTCCTCTTCTGTTGATGCCTTTGCTGGGCTGTTCGGTACAAGTATGGGCTCTATCTCAAGCGCAGCGAAGGTATTTCAAGGTGCATTATTGACGATTGGAAAGGGCTTTCAAACTTCAGCTGCAGGATCTACCCTGTTTTCAAAGGCGCTAGGCATATTAAAAATTGCTCTTATATCAACAGGTATAGGGGCAATTGTCGTTGCCCTTGGAGCCCTTGTTGCGTATTTTAAGCGATCTCAGGATGGCGCAGATGCACTATCACGCACACTAGCTCCATTCAAGGTGCTAATGGATAATCTTGTTGACGTGTTTGCAGCTGTTGGGCGGGCTATGGTCAAAGCGTTTCAAGATCCTAAGCAGGCAATTGCTGATTTATGGGATGCTCTTAAGAAGAATATTATCAACCGATTTACAGGAATTGTAGATGCATTCCAGGGGCTTGGGAAGGTACTCAAGGCAGCTTTTTCATTTGACTGGGATGGTGTTAAGGCAGGCGCTAAGGAGGTGGGCACTGCAATGCTGCAGATAACTACCGGGTTAAGTAGTGAGCAACAGAAATCTATTGCTAAGTGGCTAGACACAACGGCAGCTGATATTAAGCAGAGGATGGATGCCTCCAAAGTTCTAGCAGATCGCCAGGCTGCATATGAGAAGAAAAGAATTGCTTTCATCAAGGAAGAGGCAGACATTAATGAGCGTATAACTAAGTTTCGCGAGATGGCAGCTGATAGAGAGCAATACTCTGCAGAGGAGCGATATGGTTTTCTTGAAGAGACAATGCGATTGACTCAGGTATTAGGAGCTAAACGAATTGCTCTTGCAAAAGAGGCTTTCACAATTGGACAGGCTCAGGATGATCTTGCGGAAAACTTAAACTCTGACACTGAGAAAACCAATCAGTTATATGCCGATATGGTTAATTATCAGGCTAGTCTTAATCAAGAGATGAGGGGTCTGTTTAAAGAGCAAAAACGACTCACATCAGAGGTTGAGAAAGAGAAGGAGGCTAGAGAAAAAATGGCCGCTTTGAAAGGAAAACCGATACTCCCGGAGGTTGACACATCATCAATTGATAAAAAAATTAATGGTGCTGTTGCTGGTGTACAGGGCAAAGTAAAACCTATATCGTTAAAACTCAATGTTGATGCAACCGGCTTTAAAAAAACGATGATAGACATCGCTGAGTTTAACAAACAACTCACTCTAGCCATTCGGGGAGCTATTGAAGAACTTGCATTCGGGATTGGAGAGGCGATTGGTAATCTGATGGCCGGAGAATCGCAGTGGAAAGACTTCGGCTCTATGGTAATAGGAGTGCTCGCCAATCTCGCAATAACAGTAGGTAAAGTGGCTATATCGCTAGGAACATCAGTGATTGCAATTGAGACATCTCTTACATCTATGCAAGGTTACATAGCAATTGCTGCCGGTATCGCATTGGTTGCGCTAGGAACTTGGGCAAGAACATCACTTAAAAATGCTGCAGGCGGAGGAGCATCACCGGGTGTAGGATCTCAGTACACGCTAGCCATGTCCGGAGGTGGTGGGTATAAAACCTCTCCAGGCTATGGAGGATCTACGAGCATGGGAGCGGCCATTCCCATAAAGTCTACAGATGTGAAAATCACCGGGGAGCTAATAGGTAGAGGTAGCACTCTTGTTGCGATAATTGACTCCGAGCGAAGAAGTAAAAACTTAAGAACCTAATCTGACTATGGCTAGAGCATTAGCATATGTACTTCAGTTTGAGAGCGAGGTTTATCAGCATAATCACCTGATTGAGATTTGGGAGGAAGGGTTTATTGGGACTCCGACAAATCTAAGAATGGGTATTTCTGGCATGATATCTAAGAGGGAGAGAGATGGTGGCATATATGGGACTTCAATGGAGCTCAAACTGGAATCAACACTGGATAGTCAGTTGATTAAGCTCTATACCTCTGATAGCAAGAAATTCCTTGTTAAACATTACAGAAATAATGTTTTGGTGCAATCAGGTCTAATTGTGCCGGAGCAATATTCTGAAGAGTATATAGCAGCGCCTTACGATATTGTAGTTACTGCTACAGATGGTCTAGGTCTTCTCAAGGAACAGAATTATAATTATTTTGGCCGACACACTGTGCTGGAGGTGTTGAAATATTGCCTTGACTCTACAGGCGTGATACTTGACTTTGATTTGATTTGCGAGCTCACAGAATCAGGAGCAGATCCAGCTAGGAGCATTCTTGCTCAGCGCACAATAGATGGTGAGCACTGGAGAGGTAGAACAATATACGATGTTTTAACGGAGCTCTCTGCGACATTCCGAGCATTTATCACTCAGCACAATGGCCGATGGCGATTTGCAAGGTACTCAGATCTTCAGTCGCAGAGCATGATATATACTAATGCTCTTACCTATCTGATTTCCCTGCCTAATAACTCACTCGTTCTAGGTAATTTAAATAACGACATCTACCCTATCGGCGCACTCAATTTTGCAATAGATCCTGCATTTAAATCTGTGAAATTCACACGGACCTATGCAAAGAGAGCGTCATTTTTCTCCAATCCTGAGTTTAAAATGCTTGATCAATGGGATGTTGAGAGCATGGCGTCAACAAGAGTATTCAGAGATAAAAACTATGTTATTCTTCGTTCTCTATATGCTGGTGAACAGATAAGTCAAACCATACCGGTTGAGCAGTCAGAGCGTGTGTTCAACTTCAACATATCCTACTTCCGTATATCATATACTCCTACTGTTTTCTATGTCAAATTTAAGCTTGTTGGGACAAATGGGCAAACGTACTGGCTTGGGAAAGAGGGGTGGCAGAGCACGGAGAGTAGCTTCAGCATGGAAGCTAATGAGATAAGTGACGTTGAGTCAATCTATCCTACATCTACAGATCTTAGAAGCAGGCAAACATTACAGCAGACAGGATCAGTACAATGGGTTGGAATACCTTCCGCCGGAGCATTAACCCTGATTATCCTTGCGAAAGGACCAGCTTCAGTGGGCACAGACGAATCAAGGCGTTCTCAGTTTGCTATTACAGATGCTCTACTGACAACCGAGGTTGAAAAGGGTTTAACTGTAGATGCGCTTCTATCAACCGGCAACTTATCTGCACCGGACACTGAAATCTTCTTCGGTGATGCGGATGTGGGGGACAATCCTGCGAACATTCTAACAAACTTCTTCTTGCGCCCGGATGGGAGTAAGAGCTCTCTTTGGAAAGTTGGAGCTGCAGGAGCGGAAGATAGTTTCTTCAACACAATGGTCAAGGACTATGTTGTTTGGTATGGCTTGCCAAAAAGACTTCTCACAGGTGAGGTTATGGGCAATAACTTACAAACTGCTATGTGCTTACTTGACAAGTTTGGGGACACATTCATGTACATAGACACTATGATCCTGGATGTGTTTGCTGACCAGGCTGAGATTGAGGCTAGAGAGATAATTCCTCACATGAATGTCATGGCAGTTAATGAGGAGGTTGAAGATCCAACAATGCCAAATGTTACAATATGGTATGAAACTCTTCCTGATGGGACAGTAGTTAAGAGATATACGGTTCATTCAAGCGGTTCTACTTACAGAAGATCTACCACTCCCGGCAGTGCAGATCTAACGCTTGAGGAGATATTAAGAGCTCAATCACTTGCAAACTTCAGTACGGCTCTTGCAGCTCTTGCTCAACGTAAATCTGATGAGGCAAATCTCGCCGCCCTTGCAGCTGCAGAGTCTGCAGATGACGCCCTGCTTCGTCTTAACAATATTGCAAGTAATTCAATAGTCTCAATTGAAGAGAAGGCAGGGCTTGTCCAGTTAATAGACAGGCTGTCTGATGAGATATTATTATATAAGGCCGATTCTGCTAATAAAGGAGCATCAGTTGAGGAGCTTGAAGCTAGCTTTGATGCACTGCTTGACTTCTTGACAATAACAGTTGAGATTATGAACTCTGCCGCTGCAACAGAGCTTACAGCAGAAGAAATTACTCAGTATTCGGCTCTGTTTGCAGATTTCTATGCAAAGAAATCTGTCTTCACAACGGATGTATCTTCTATCCGGGCAGAGTTAATTTCATTCAAAAATAGAATTGATAGTATTGATCAGGATAAAGCGAAAGTGCTCGCTGAACATGCGGCACTGATAAATACTGCAGGCTCTACTGAAGCCGCCAAAACCGCACTTACAACAAAAAAGGATGAGTATATCACTGCTCATACTGCCTATAAAACTGCCCTGAGCAGTGCTATTATTGACGATAAGATTACTGACGTAGAGCGTACTGCAGCCAATGACCTTTTTGAAACATATAGTACTAAATTAGACAGTTTTAACATTGCAGCAGAGGCGATGCGGAAATCTGTGACAGATGCGATAAATACTACCCTATCAGCCTGGGTTGCAGACGGAGTTATTTCTCCGCTTGAGAAGTTGGCAATTAGACAGACAAGGGCGCAGGTATTGAGCGAAAAGGAATCTCTCATCGCAGATGCAGGGGTGTACGACATAGCAACAGCCGCTTATTTGACAGCCTGGACGGCTTATGACACAGCCCTTGCCAAGTATTCTGCTGAGGAGCCTGAGATTATAACCGTTGATACTGATTTTGCGAGCTCGGAATCGGCGTATAAGAGTGCAAAAGTGGCTCTGAAAACTGCTATTACTAATGCGCAGAAGTCCGACACTGGGGAGAAGCACCCTAAAGGGGGGTCTGCTGACTTGGATATGACCGTCAAAAACCTTGTTGCAGTAGGTTATGTGGGCTTCTACGGCGGTGTTTCTGGTGGTTCTACCCCTGCCTCTTCGCTTCTTGATTTGAGTGATATTGATGCTACTACTGCTTCGGCTGTGGTGGGGTCGCCGCTTGTCAAGTTGGGAAATGGAAAGTGGGGGCCTGGGAGTGTCAG